ACAAGTTCAAGGAACTCAAGCGACAGATTGAGCAATACGATATTCAACACACCAACATCTGGAACATAGAAACAACCCTTTGCGCCTACAAGAAGTACGAGAAGGGCAAGAGGTACATTGGATACTACATTGACCGACAAAAGAAAGAGATTGACAAGATGCAGAACAATGTGAGTGAAGGAGTTGATTGGAGTCCTCTTTGGGACTTCAGACAAGAAACATACGACAGAAAATGGCTCAAAGAATTATAGCAATAGGCGGTGAACCCGCAACGGGAAAATCAACCCTGATGAAGAGGATCATAAAGCAACACTTGCCTTTAAAAACATTCTCTTATGGATTAGTAAAGGGATTGTACTCTCAAGAGCATAATGTTTACTTCATAGGGATCTATGACAACTCAGTGTTCTGTGGAACAGATAAACTCAGCATGGCGGTTCAGCCTGTATTCATAAAACTATTAAACAATATGCCTGATGCAACCTTCGTGTTTGAGGGTGATAGGCTTTTCAATCAAAGCCTCTTTGATCAGAAGCAATGCGAGATATATGTGCTTGAGGTTAATGATGAAGTTTTGAAAGCAAGACACGAGAAAAGAAACGACAATCAAACAGAGCAATTCAAGAGAGCGAAGAGAACAAAGGTTCAAAACATAAAGGACAACAACACCTTCACCTTACTACCAAACAACACGGCAGAACAAACAGAAGAGTGCTATAAAACTATTTTAAAAGCAATAAGACAATGAACAAAACCGAACAACATAAAAAAGCATTACTTGAAGCCCTTGAAAAGTCTCTTGGAGTAGTTACCTCAGCTTGTAAAACAGTAGGTGTAGGTCGCACGACCTTCTATCAATGGCTGAAAGATGATAAGGAGTTTGCTGAAGCAGTTAGAGACATTGAGAACATCGCTTTGGACTTTGCTGAAAGTCAACTGCACCAACAGATATCAGGAGGCAATTCAACCGCAACAATCTTCTACCTGAAGACTAAAGGTAAGAAGAGAGGCTATGTTGAAAGACAAGAGATTATTCACGAAGGTCTAAGGACCTTTGAGATTGAAGAAGTTGATGAGTAAGATCCGAGTCAATAAAGTCTATGGACACTTAAACAGGTCTGATAAGAAGATCGTTGTTGAGCAGGGCGGAACACGCTCAGGAAAGACATACAACATCCTCTTATGGATTATCTTTCACTACTGCGGGAAGAATGAAGGCAAGACCATTACGATTGCTAGAAAGACCTTTCCTGCGGTCCGCTCATCTGTGATGAGAGACTTCATTGAGATCCTAAAAGGATCGGATCTATACAGAGAAGAGAATCACAACAAGTCAAATCACGAATACATGCTCAACGGAAATATGGTTGAGTTCATCTCAATGGATCAGCCTCAGAAGATCAGAGGTCGTAAGCGTGATCTAGCCTTCTTGAATGAGGCTAATGAATTGACCTTTGAGGATTGGCAGCAAATCGTATTCCGTACCAACGGCAGAATCATTCTTGACTACAACCCTTCAGACACCTTCCATTGGATCTACGACAGAGTGATACCAAGAGATGATGCCGACTTCTATCAAACCACTTACAGAGACAATCCCTTTTTAGATCCTACGATCATTCAGGAGATAGAGCGATTAAAAGAAACAGATGAACATTATTGGAGAGTTTACGGATTGGGTGAGAGAGGCACGAACCGTGCCCAAGTGTTTCAATTCACTACCATTCAGCAGATCCCTGAAACGGCTAAGTTTCTATCTTTTGGTTTGGACTTTGGATTCACGAATGATCCTAGCGCATTGGTGGGATGCTATCAAGAAGGTGATAACCTTTATTTTAAGGAACTTCTTTATTCTACTAACCTTACTAATCAAGATCTTGATAGAGAGTTCAGGAGGCTAGAGATCGGAAGGTATGACGAGATCTTTGGAGACTCTTCAGAACCTAAGAGCATAGAGGAACTACACAGGATGGGATGGAACATCAAGCCAACTCAAAAAGGTGCTGACTCTGTTAACGCAGGAATTGATATGCTCAAGAGGTATAAGATTCACATCACAGGAAGTAACTTGATGAAGGAGATGGAGAACTACAAATGGCTTGAAGACAAGAACGGAAACTTGCTAAACAAACCTGAGGACAAGTGGAATCACTTGATAGATGCCCTGAGATACGGGGTGTATAATAAACTAAGCAAACCTAATTATGGAAGGTACACAATCCGTTAGCATAGAGATTCCAGAGAATCTATCAGACATCAAGTTGTCTGCGTACAAAAAGTTTATACTCTTAGCAAACGAAACGAATGGCGATGAGATTGCCCTTCATCAGTTTTGCGGATTGACTCCTGCTCAACAGGAGGGAATGAAGAAGAAAGATCTTGATGCGATAAGAAATCAGATTGGAGAAATACTTGTTCAGAAACCCGCCTTGACAAAGACCTTTATGTTCAAAGGGAAGGAGTACGGATTTCATCCCAAGATAGAAGACATATCAATGGGAGAGTATATTGATCTTGAGGAACACCTCAAAGATCCCTACAAGAACGCAGAGAAGGTTTTAGGAGTCTTGTATAGACCTATCACCAACAAGATATTCGGAAGGCACAGCATTGAGAATTACGATCCAGAGGTTCACGATGGATTAGGATTTCAAGACCTGAGTGCTGAGATATTTATAGGGTGTCTGCTTTTTTTTTATCGTATCGTAACCGAATTACAAATAACTTTCCTTCAATCTTTGGAGAAGGATCAGCAGAAGGATATGATGCTCAATCTCAATTCAGCAGGAAGTGGGGATGGTATGGAGCGGTACATCAGATTGCTCAAGGCGATCTCTTACGATTTGAAAAGATAACTGAACTCCCTTTGCGCACTTGCCTCACTTATCTTGAGTATGAGATAGACAAAAACGAGGTTGAAAGATCTTTGATTAAGAAAAATAGTTAAAATTTTATTTTGATAACTCAAAATCTTTTTAGAGATTAGCGGTGTTGAAACGATAAAACAAGAGAGATGAAGACATTTAACGAGTACGATTTTTTAGAAGATTTAAAAGAAACTATTGAGCAGAGCGATTCTGGTGATGTTTGGGATCTGATCCATCAAGAGATTGATAACGAATGCATCTACTATGCTGATTGTTTTGAGATAGTAAGAGCGTTGCACATTACTGATTGGAAGGATAACGAGTTTGGAGAGATCACGAGCATAACGCAACTAGCGTTTGTAGCCTTGTATGAGTTCGTTTCTGATAACCTTGAAATCCCTGCGTGATGAATTTATACGAAAAGTTAAGCCCAGAGGCGATTAAGGTGTTGGATCAAGAGATGATAAAGTATCCGTATTCAACTAAAGCCTTAATCACAGGATTAAAGGAGAACAGATACTGCTTAGATCTTACCTTGAATCAATGTCATAGAGTAGCAGCAGTATTCGGATTTGAATGCACATTGCTTAACATTCTAAACTTCTTTGAGTAATGGGGTATCTAGATTGGGAATTAGAAAGCTATCAGAATTATCACGATAGCACTTGTAGTGTTTGCGGAGAATCAAAAGATCCTGATTACTACGATTGCAGATGTGAGGAAGAAGAAGATGAGCATTTAGGTGTCTAGTGGTGGTTCGCTAGATTGGTTTGGTTGAGGAGGTCTGTGGTGGATCTCCTCTTTTTTTATCCCTATTTTTACAGATAGGGTTTTTTAATTGTATGAAGAAAGGATACTATCAAATAACAGAAGCACTTGAGAGTGCTGCGGCAGGAAACGATCAAATCAACCAAGTAACTTGGGGCAACATCTTTGACTTAGATTTCAGAAAGATGGATATGTTCCCCATTGCTCATATGATCACGGGAAATGCTACGCTTGGAGAGAGAACAATCACCTATGAGTTTGACCTTCTGGTAATGGATATCGTAGATTATAGCAAAGAAGCGAAGGACCTCTATGAGGGCAATATGACTAAGCAGGATATCTATCACAGAACTCTTGCCGTCATCTCTGAGATCTTAGCCTCTTTCAGAAGAGGGGATCAATACGATGCGTACTTTAGGTTGACTAACGATCCTGTTGCAGAACCTTTTGACGAGGATATGGAAGCGAATGTTTGCGGATGGAAGGCAACACTTCTAATTGAAGCAATAAACCCAAACAACATCTGCTAGATGACGAACACAGAAAAGGCTTTAGAGCGGTTCGGAAGGTACTTAGTGATAGAGTCTAGAAAGAATCTAACTAGGAAGAAGAAGAATGTAACAAACAGCTTGTACGAGTCTTTAGATTACAAGGTCAAAGCAATGCCAAACTCTTTTGAGTTTGATTTCTTAATGAATGAGTATGGCGAATGGGTTGACAAGGGAAGAAAGGCGGGAAAAAAACCGCCCTTTTCACCGATTAGAAAATGGGTTGAAGAACGCAGGATTCAATTCAGGGACAACTCAGGTAAGTTTCAGACCTACGATCAGACCGCTTGGGCAGTTGTAGGAGGGATCGGCAGAAACGGTATTGAGGCTTCAAACTTTTATAGCAGACCTTTCAAGCTAGGATACGATAGATTGCCCAACGAGGTTGTTGAGGCATACGCATTAGATGTAGAGGACTTCTTAGAGTTCACAATAGATAAGTTAAACAAACAATACAAAGATGGCGGTAATTAGCCCAGAAGGATTAGTAGCAGGTAGATCACCATTGTTTATTACTTGGAATGGTACAGGATCTTCAGCAAGTGATATTAGATATTTTAAGCTAGAGATATACGCATGGAGTGGTGAGAGATCAGCTAAACCTGCAACACCTGTTTATACCATTAACAGAACATCAGGATTTGTAGATTCTTACCCAACGGCAGATATCGCTCCTCTCCTAGAGAATGAGTTCATAAATCGCATAAGCAAATTATATAGCGATGGGATAGTATATAACTCTCCAGACTCGCAGTTATTCGTTCAGGTAGACTATGATATAGAATACTTATCAGCGCCCTTCGTAGTTCATGATACAGGATCAACAGAGATCTTCATTGTTACTTACGGATACGGTAAGTTCGTGGAAGGAGCGAATCACAAAATACAAGGTCCGTTGCTTCAGGAGAAGGACCGATATGCTTACGAGAAGGATGCGTGGATGCTGCCTATCTATCTAGGTCTTCATGGAGAGGGATTGGATGTCATCTATGGATATCGCGACAGGGTGATAGCAGATGGCGGAACGGTTGAGGCTTTGTCTTGTTGCAACATAGGACTCGCTAACATCAAGGTGTTGAATGATGATGGGACTAGCTATCAATATGCGGTAACAGAGGCTGATGTTTACGAAACTAAAGTTGAGGAGAGAGTGTTGTTGTTCCCTTCTGGAATTGCGAACCTTTCAAATTGGAAGGCTAATCAAGGATACGGAGGCACTGCGCCTTATAGAACAGATTATTATGATGTTCAGTTATTGGACGGGTTTAATAATGTGATTGACTCGTTAAGAGTCTACAACGAGTGTGAGCCTAAATACGATCCTGTTTCACTTTACTTCGTGAACAGATACGGCACTTGGGATTATGTAACATTCCTCAAGAGATCTGACAAGGATCTCACATTGGAAAAAGAGAGTTACAGATCAACAATAGGGAATGCTTCAGCATCAGGATACACTTGGGGCAATCAAGCTAGAGGAGTACGGACCTACAACCATCAGGTAACTCATAAGATGACTCTCAACACGGGATTTGTCTCTGAAGATTACGGTGAAGTCATGGAGCAACTTCTTATGAGCGAGTATGTGTTGATGGTGTTTGACAGAACAACGGTTCAATCAGGATCAGGATTTGATATATCACAATCTCAAAGAGCGGTAAACATTCAAACAGAGTCCTTGAGACTCCAGAAGCATATCAATGATAAGACTATCAACTACACGATAGACATTGAAATGGCGAACACTGAGAACGCAATGCTATGATAGAGGTCTATATAGGCTCAGAGAAGCTAGACACATTCAAAGACGAGGATGTCAACATCAACCTAAGCATTCAAAATGTTAGGGACATAAGCAAGTTGTTTACTGACTACACTCAGAACTTTCAAGTACCTGCCTCTAAGGCGAACAACGCGGTGTTCAAACATTATTATAATGCGGATGTATCAGGAGGCTTTTCAGCCTCGCTTAGACAAGATGCTACTCTGTTCGTAAACAAAGAAGTGTTTAGAGAAGGGAGCATTGAATTGATTTCTGTTGAGATGAAGAACAATAAAGCATCTTCGTATGAGATCGTTTTCTTTTCAGCAGGTGTCAATCTGAAGGATCTCTTTGGAGAGGATGAATTAACAGATCTTGATCTATCAGCATATGATCACAATTACGAAGGGGGAATAATAAGAGGAGCGATGGAGGGAACTACTCCTCTTCACTCAGGCAATGTTATCTATCCATTGATGTCTCCTGTTAATGATTGGTTCTATGATAGTGCTTCATCTACTCATGATGATAATGATATCGCATACCACACGACTAATGATGATCACGGATTGCATTACTACGAGTTGAAACCTGCTATTAGAATAAGCAAGTTGATTGATGCGATAGAGAGCAAATATGGAATAACCTTTACATCTTCCTTCTTCAGCAACTCAAAGTTTACCGACTTGTTCCTATGGGCACATAGAAGAGAAGGGTATATGTTCAAGGGTCAGGCTAACGGATATACTGCTGAGAAGATAAACTTTACCTCAGCAACGGGATTGTTTGATGTTGCGACAGATACATATACCAATGGTCCTTTTACAACAGATTTAATTTGGAGGTATTCAATAACCTCTGCAAATGATTATCAATTACATTGGTATGTGAATGGTCAGTATGTAATGAGCCGTCAACATTCGGGAAATGTAACTAATGAAGAGGTGTTTTTAAATGCTTGGCTAAAGGGGGGTGATAAGGTTCAAATAAGATTCTCACCTCCAATAGATTGGGGAGGAGAAACCATAACTATTAATTCTTGCAGCAGTGATGGTAGACCATCATCATCAGGAGCGGTGTTGTTTACTGCCTCTACTACAACATCTCAATCGTTCAACACTGATGTGATAATGTCTGATCAGATGCCTGAGCAGAAGGTCTATGATTTCATTCTAGGTCTAGTGAAGATGTTCAACCTAGTGCTTGAGCCAACAAGCAGAACAAAGTTCAATGTAGAGCCTTTAGATGATTGGTATGCTTTAGGATCTAATTACGATATCACTGATTATGTTGATGTAACTTCTCAAAAGGTAACGAAGCCAGAATTGAACAGAAGGATCTCTTTCAAGTATCAAGAGTCGGGATCATACATTGAAGAGGCGTACAGAAACACGAATGGAGGAATTGGATATGGAGATTTGAGAGCAGACTTTAACTTTGATGGAGGGGAATTGACTGCTGAATCAACATTTGAATTAATGAAGTATCAGAAGCTAGATGATCCTAGCAATGGTATTGTGAATTTCCTAGTAGGAAAGAGCATTGACAAGGAAGGTAAGCCGTACATTGGAGAGCCTGTTATCTTCTATTCACCAAGCACATTAAACATCTCAGCCTATCCAATTGGATTCCTAGATGAAACAGGATTAACAACTACACCTACTAATCAGGTCTATCTATGTGGAAATATAAACAACAGAGTTGCGGCAGATGTAACTCAAATGCTTACCTATGGACTTGAAGTTGATCCTCTTCACGAACAAAGTTTCGTGCAGACCTTATACAATCAATTCTGGGAGGATTATATCTCAGATCTCTATTCAGCTAACAGGAGAGTCTACTCAATGAAAGCAATCCTGCCTTTCAAGGTCGCTGCTCAGTTGAGGATGAATGACAAGCTAGATATCTCAGGAAGGAGATATGTGATTAATCAGATCCAAATAAACCTCAGAACGGAGGAGGCTACTTTGGAACTTCTAAACGATGTGTGATGGACTTGGGTTTTATAATTGAGCAGCTTCAAAAGACTGAGGCAACGAATCAGGATTTGAGGATAGCTAAAGGAGAGTGGAAGATCATCACTAAGTGGAGTGAAGCAAAAGAACAAATTAGATGTCAGTTAAGAAAGAAATAGAAATTGTTGTTAATTCTAAAGGCGCAAAGAAAGGGCTTGACGATATAACGGAAAGCGTTAACAAGTCTGATGAAGCAGCAAACGATCTTACCTCATCTCTAGATAAGATGACAGGCGGTGCGATATCCGCATTCAAAGGAGTCGTTTCAGGAGTCAAGAAGGGAGTGTTAGCAATGAAGACCTTGAAGACGGCTATTGCCGCAACGGGCATCGGTCTTCTTGTTATAGCGGTAGGTGCTTTGACTGCTGCCTTCACTTCAAGTGAAGAAGGTCAAAACAAGATGGCGAAGATCATGGGTGTGATCGGATCTATAACAGGTAATCTTATTGACTTGTTTGCCTCGTTAGGCAACACGATTATAGATGTGTTCACTAAGCCCAAGCAGGTTTTAACCGACTTAGGAAATACCATACAAACAACTATTCTAGATAAAGTACAAGCGATCCGTGATGCGTTCAATTTATTCGGATCTGCGGCAAAGAAAGTATTTGGAGGAGACTTCAAAGGAGCAGCAAAGGATGCTGCTAGTGGATTGATTCAGCTAAACAACGAATTAAACCCCGCTATAATTCTTACAAATTCCTTAGGCAAGGCAACTGCTAATTTGGTTAAGGAGATGGCTAAGGAAGCCAAGATAGCAGCGAACATCGCTGATATGAGAGCCAATGCGGATAAGAAAGAAAGAGCGTTAATAGTTGAAAGAGCAGAAGCGGACCGCACAAGAGCGGAATTGCTAGAGAAGGCAGTCAACAAGGAGATGTTTAGCACTCAGGAAAGAATTGCCTTTCTTGAAGAAGCAGGTAAGCTAGAAGCAGACATCACGGCTAAAGAGATTCAAGCAGCAAAACTTAGATACGATGCGAAGGTAGCGGAAAACGCATTAGCAGGAAGCACTAAAGAGGATCTTGATCAAGAAGCCGAATTGAAAGCAAGATTGATTCAGTTGGAAACGGCTAAATTAACGAAGCAAAAAGAGGTAACAGGTCAAGTCATAGCCCTAAAGAATGAAGAGTTAGCTGCTCAAACCGCAGCTCAAGCTGAGATAGATGCCGCCAATGCTGAGGCTGAGGCTGTTAGATTAGAGGCTCTCAAGGCAGAGCAAGATGCGAGAAGACAGATAACAGAGGCAACACTTGCCGCTCAGGATCTTGAATTGCTGAAAGCAAGAGAGAAGTACGAAGGGTTGATTGCTGAAGCGGAAAAGTACGGTATTGATACTGCGGCACTCGTAACTGCTCAAGCAGAGGAGATCAATGCGATCAACGCCAAGTACGATAAAGAAGATTCAGACAGAGTAAAGCAGAAAGCAGCAGATGATAAAGCCATCAAGGAAGCTAACCTTGCCGCAGTAGCGGGTGCTTTGGGTTCTCTTTCTGATTTAGCAGGTAAGGAAGCGGCAACAGGTAAGGCGTTAAGTGCTGCTCAAGCGGTGATTAACACCTACACGGGTGCTACTAAAGCCCTTGCTCAAGGAGGGATCGCAGGACCGATTGCGGCAGCAGGAGTCATTGCCTCAGGTATTGCTTCAATCAGACAGATATACGCAACACCTTTACCAACGGCTGAAGGAAGCGATGCTTCATCAGGATCAGCACCAAGATTATCAACGCAATCAATAACTCCTAGACTAACACTAGACACTCAGGTGTCGGATCTAGGCAATCAGATCTCGCAATCACTAGAGAGATCACCTGTGAGAGCGTATGTGGTGAATCAGGATGTGCAGACGGCTAACAAAATGGATAGGAAGATTAAACAAACGGCAACAATAGGATAGTATGAAGTTTTTTGAATTAGTATTAGATGAGGATAAGCTATTGCACGGGATTGATGCGATCAGCATAGTGGAGCATCCTGCGATTGAGGAGGACTTTATCACAATGAGCAAGGAGCATAAATTTGAGTTCAAAGAGGTAGACAATCAAAAGAGAATCTTGATGGGCGCAGCGATGATCCCTGAGAAGCCTATTTACCGCAGAGATGGAGAGGACGAATACTATGTGTTCTTCACTAAGGAAACGATACGCAGAGCATCTGAATTGTACTTGATGAATGGTAAGCAAGGCAATGCGACTCTTGAGCATCAAGAGAAGATATCAGGCTTATCTTTGGTTGAGAGTTGGATCATAGAAGATCCTGAAAAGGATAAGAGCAGAGCATACGGATTAGAGTACCCTGTGGGTACTTGGATGGTTTCAATGAAGGTCAATAACGAAGACATTTGGGAAGAATATGTCAAGAGTGGTAAGGTTAAAGGATTCAGCATTGAGGGATGGTTCATGCAAAGAGAGTCCACTATTGAAATCAATACAGAACTATCAAGAATTGAACAAGAAGAAGGAGAACACCTGTTATCACTTTATCTATTGGGAATAACTAAGGGTGTGATCACAAAGGATAAGAGATTTAAGAACGGAAAGAAGTTGGATCTTGAATCATACAAGGACTATCCTGATTCCGCATCTAACAATGCGAAGAAGGGAATTGAACTAAACGAGAATCAAAACAACAAGTGCGCCACTCAAGTAGGTAAGATCCGTGCGCAGCAGTTGGCTGACAAGAAGCCTGTTTCACTAGCCACGATAAAAAGAATGCATAGTTACCTAAGCAGAGCACAGGAATACTACGATGAAGGTGATACAACTTCTTGTGGTTACATAAGCTACATGTTGTGGGGCGGTTTGTCCGCCAAGAGATGGGCAGAAGGGAAATTAAAGGAATTGGGTGAGTTATGAAAATGACCCAAAATCAAGATAAATAGTTGTTTAATTAGAAAAGTTCAGAAAAATGAATCTACAAGAAGTGTTCAAGAAAATTGAAATGGCTCTTACTCCTTCACAGGATGCTACACCTGAAGTTCAGGAAGTACAAGAAGAAGTAAAAGTTGAGATGGCTACAATGAAACTCGCAGGTGGCGTTGTAGTTGAAGCGGAATCGTTTGAAGCAGGTGAGAATGTATTCTTGGTTGGTGAAGACGGTGAGAAGGTTGCTGCTCCTGTTGGAGAGCACGAATTAGAAGACGGCAACATCTTAGTCATAGCAGAAGAAGGCGTGATTGCTGAGATTCGCGAAGCTGCTGCTGCTGAGGAAGAAGTAGTTGAAGAAGCTGCTGAAGAAGATATGCCGCAGGAAGAGATGGCGTATGTAACCAAAGAAGAGTTTGGTGCTGCTATTGACGAGATCAAAGAAATGATCGCGGCAATGATGCCTGAAGAAGAAGAAATGAGTGCTGAAGAGCCTAAAGTAGAGATGAGTGCTGATGAAGCACCTGCTGCTAAGAAAGTGTCTGCTGCACCTGTTGACAAACAACCAGAGATGCACAAGTTTGCTAATAAAGGCAGACAAGACGCTTTGGCTCGTGTAATGAGTAAATTATCCTAATTTTAATAAAGAAGAAAAATGGCTACAACCACTTCAATTACTACCACTTATGCTGGTGAATTTGCAGGGAAATATATTTCTGCTGCATTATTGAGTGCCGACACTATTGAAGGTGGCGGTATTACTATCAAACCAAATGTGAAGTTCAAAGAGGTTATGAAGACCTTGAGCACAGATGCTATCGTTAAAGATGCAACTTGTGATTTCTCTGACACTTCAACTATCACATTGGCTGAAAAGATCCTACAACCAGAAGAGTTCCAAGTGAACCTTGAGTTGTGTAAGAAAGATTTCCACAGCGATTGGGAAGCGATCTCAATGGGTTATTCTGCTTTTGACGAGTTACCAAGTAACTTCGCTGACTTCTTGATCGGTCATGTTGCCGCTAAAGTTGCTCAGAAGACAGAGCAGACTATCTGGACAGGTGCTACTGCTAACGCAGGTGAGTTCAACGGCTTTGGTGCTTTGTTGGCTGCTGATGGCGATGTAGTAGATGTTACAGGTACTTCTGTTACTGCTGCTAATGTTATCACTGAGATGGGTAAAGTAGTTGATGCTATCCCAACTTCAGTATACGGTAAGGAAGATCTTTACATCTATGTTTCTAGCAATGTTGCTCGTGCTTATGTTCGTGCTCTTGGTGGATTCGGTGCTTCAGGTCTAGGTGCTAATGGTGTTCGTAACGAAGGTACTACTTGGTTCAACAACCAAGACCTAGCGTTTGACGGTGTTAAGATCTTTGTTGCTTCGGGTATGGCTGACAACACTATGGTAGCTGCTCAGAAGAGCAACTTGTTCTTCGGTACAGGTTTGTTAGCTGACTCTAACGAAGTGAAATTGCTTGACATGGCTGATCTTGACGGATCACAAAATGTTCGTGTGGTTATGCGTTACACGGCAGGTGTTCAGATCGGTATTGGTGCTGACATCGTTTACTACGCATAATAAGTAGATTGATTAACTTAAAGGGGCAGGTAGGCTAGTGCTTGTCTGCCCTTTTTTTATACTTTATAGAATATGGCTTGTCTATTAACAAAAGGAAGAAACGAACCCTGCAAGGATGTAGTAGGCGGTATTACTGCCGTTTACTTCGCAGACTTCGGCACATTAGGTGATCCCACCTATGATCTTACAGACACGGATGTTATTGATTCATTCGGAGGTAATCCAACTTGGTTTAAGTTTGAGGTGAAAGGAAACTCTAGCTTTGAGCAAACAATCACTTCATCTCGTGAGAATGGTACTACCTTCTTTGATCAGGTGTTGAACCTTACATTCAAGAAGATGACGAAGCAAACTCACAACGAGTTGAAACTCATCTCTTACGCCCGTCCTCATGTGATTGTAGAGGATAACAACGGTAACAAATTCCTTATGGGATTAGATTACGGTGCTGAGGTTAACGGTGGTACAATCGTAACGGGAGCAGCAATGGCGGACTTATCAGGATACACATTGACTCTTAACGCTCAAGAAAAGATCCCTGCTAACTTCGTAGATGCTACGATTACTGCTAGTGCAACTAACATTAGCGATCTCTAAGATCAGATCTTTATAGAATCAAAAAAGCCCTTCCATTACGGAGGGGCTTCTTTTTTGGTAGCAATGCTACCTAAGAGAGATGAACAAGGCAAATATAACCATAATATCCTTTTTGGGTTTTATAATTAGATGATAATTACAGAAGAAAATACAACTCCTCAGATCAAGATGTACCTCAGAGACTTCTCAACAGAATCCTTTGAGATAGAAATCACATCTGAAGACGAAAGAACTGAGAAGGTAGATCAAGCTATATCGGGAACATACGACAGTTTCAGAAAGGTCCTAACCTTCTCTTACGATGTTTCTGCTCTTGTAGCAGAGAGTTTCTATGTGGTCAAGATCTGGGAATCAGGTAAAGTGAAATTGCTTTCGCAGGATCGCATGTATATTATTCCTTCAGGATCTAATGTTTCCACTTATCAGCCTAAATTAGCGGTAACGGAAAAAACAATGAACAACGAATTTAAGATATATGGAGAATAGCCAATTCAAGTTCGTACAACTGTCTAGTTACACTAGTCCTGTTGTAAGTGAGAACGCTAGAAAGGGATGGGTAGAGTATGGTAACGACAATGACTACTTTCAGTATCTGATAGATCGTTACAACGGATCTCCTACGAACAACGCAGTGGTGTCTGGAGTCATTGATATGATCTTTGGTCAGGGTATTGATGCTACGGATTCAGGAAAGAATCCAGAAGGATATCTTCAGTTGAGAAAACTCATCAAGGATGAGGAGTTGAAGAAGGTAATCAACGATTACTATATGCTAGGCAACGGTGCTTTTCAACTGATCTACAATCAGAATAAGACTAAGATCGTTGAGGTGTATCATATGCCTGTTGAAACTCTTAGAGCAGAAAAGTGTAATGATGAAGGTGAGATTGAAGCGTATTTCTACGCTTACGATTGGAGCGAGGTAAAATCAAAGAAGGGTGTTGATCGCATTCCTGCTTTTGGTTTTGGTGATCAGGGTGATAAGGTTGAGATCCTTTACTTCAGACCTTACAGATCAGGAAGCTATTATTACTCACCTGTTGATTATCAAGGTGCTTTACCGTATGCCGAGTTAGAAGGCGAGGTAGCTAACTACCATATCAATAACATCAAGAATGGTCTTGCGCCATCAATGATCGTTAACTTTAACAACGGTGTTCCACCTGAAGAAGAGAGAGACAACATTGAATCTCAGATTAAGCAGAAGTGGTCAGGATCTAGTAACGCAGGGAAGTTTATATTGTCGTTCAACGACTCTTCTGATAGTGCGGCATCTATTGAGCCTGTTCAGTTGTCTGATGCTCATAATCAATATGAGTTCCTGTCTAGAGAGTCTCAGCAGAAGGTCCTAGTAGGGCATAGAATCACTTCACCTATGTTGTTTGGGGTAAAGGACCAAACAGGATTAGGAAACAACGCAGACGAGATTAAAACAGCTTTCATTTTATTTGACAACACGGTTATTAAGCCTAAGCAAAATCAAGTGATCACGGCTTTGGATGAGATCTTAGCTTTCAATAATGTTTCTTTAAGTCTTTATTTCAAGACTCTTGCACCATTAGAGTTCACTTCAGTTGAAGAGGTAACGGATCAGGAAGTGGTTGAAGAAGAAACAGGAATCAAGATGTCTTCTCAAGACATGCCTAAGGGTTACGACTCTATTGCGGATGATCTAGTCAACTTAGGAGAGGATGTCAATGAAGATCAATGGGAACTTGTTGATGAGCGTGATGTAGATTACGAAAACGAAGAAGCACTTGACAAGATGCTGACCTTTGCCTCAACAGGGACCGCCCGTCCAAACGCTAAGAGTGAGCAGGATGGCGAGAATGTAGAAGGCACTAAGTTCCTTGTACGCTATAAATACGAGGGAAGCACGAACCCTCAAAGAGAGTTCTGCCGTAAGATGATGTCAGCAAACAAGGTCTATCGCAAGGAAGATATTATTGCTATGGAAAATCAAGCGGTGAATCAGGGCTTCGGACCTGAGGGTGCTTCAACTTACTCAATATGGTTCTACAAGGGAGGTGCTAGATGTCAGCACAAGTGGATCAGAAGAACCTACATGAGCAAGAGCGGAGTAAAGCCAGATGTTACAAGCCCGAATGCTGAAACAATCAGCACGACTAAAGCAAGACAAAAAGGTTTTAGACCTGAAGCCAACGATTCAAAGGTTGCGGTAACTCCAAGCAATATGAAAAACAAAGGATTTATTAACCCGCCTTCTCAGAAGGATATTCAAGGAGGAATATAATGGCTCAGATACTATTTGTCAGCCCTGCTGATGTTATAAAGAGAACAGGAATCAACGGCAATGTTGATCGTGATCAGATCATTCAGTTTGTTAAGATCGCTCAGGACATTCACATTCAAGGGATCTTAGGCACTAAGTTGTTCAATAAGATAGCGAGTGATATTAATTCTGATTCTTTGTCTGGGGATTATTTAAGCCTTTTTACGGACTATATTCAGGATATGGTGATACATTATGCCGCGATAGAGATATTGCCTTATATTCACTTTAAAGTAGCAAACGGAGGCATCTACACGAAGGGATCAGAGAACGGTCAGAGCGTAACGAAGGAGGATCTTGATTATTTAGTCCAGAAGGAAAGAGATATTGCAGAGCATTATGCTCGTAGATTTGTAGATCATATGGCTTTCTATAATTCAAGATATCCAGAGT